TCAGTTCGCTGGAACCGCAACCTCGACGCGGCGCGGACGTTCACCGTCCTTGCCGGGAATGAGCACCACGACCACGCAAACCTCGCGGCCGTTCTGCGTCTGCGAGGTGGCGCGCGCCAGGGTGCCTCCCTGGGATTGGGCCACCTGCTGACCGACCTGCGAGCAGTCGGCTGCAGCCAGCTGAAGCAACGCACCGTTCTGCGATGCATCGGGTGCAATCGGAACAGCCCCGGCATGAAGCACGCCGGATGCTGAAATCAGGGCCGCTAGGGGCAAGGAGAAAAGTGTGTGTTTCATCATGGCGCTATTATTATCAATCGCAGTCTGAACGATGCATGAACAGTTGGACGTGGCGTGAGCCTTTGATAACAGGTTTGCCACAGGTCACGTCTTTTAACATCATATTTCTTTACGTGAAATGAGCGCCGTTGCACTCAACCGGCCAAAAAGCGCGGCGATGCCGCTGAGCGCCGTCAGAAACTGCATGATGGTATCGGCAAGCCGGGCCTCGAGGTCATGATCCAGCGACACATTGAAGAAGCTTGAACAGGACAGGACGATCGTTGCGACTGCTGCCCAGATGGTCTTTGACAGGTACCATTGTTTTTCATTGGTCATAATCAATTCCTTTTGAAACAGTTTGATTTTAAAGGGCTTTTGTCTGCATATCAAAAATGGCACGGGCGAATCTGCCCGCACCGGCAGCGCTGGAAATCATGGCGACGCTGAAATCGACTGCGCTTGCAAGACTGCCAAAATCCGCCAGGCGCAGCGCCGCCGGATAGAGCCATTCCGGCCGCGCAACCTCGGCCGACCGGATCAATTTGCCGCTGCTCCGTATTTCAATCCGATAGGCCTCGCGCTCCTCACCCAGCGGAATTTCCGCAGCCAGCCAGCTGTCCGCATCGATGCGCCCGCGCCGTATCCAGGCAATATGCAGATTGCCCTGCTCATCTGCCCTGCCGCTGAGGTGGACGGGTTCGAGCGGCTCGAGCGCCCGGATGCCTCCGGTCATTGTCACCATGCTGAAATAGCGGTCGGAAAAATCTTGGCCCGCCGCACCAATGCGCCAGTGCAAGGCCAAGCCCGTTTCCCGGGCTTTCAATCCCGCCGGTATCACCGCACCGTCCAGAAGGATGAACGGTGTACCCTTTTCCCGCGGCTGCAGCGCCTCCCGCTCGGTTCCGCATTGCCCGCGCAGCAGGCCGGACAAACGCCACCGGTCGGCAGCAACCTCCTCGGCATGCAGGAATTGCAGGATTTCCCATTGGCCGTCGGGAGATGCCAGAAGCGCCGAATTCGCCCCGTTGAAGAGCTGTGGCAGCGTGGTTGAACACAGCTCGCCGAAGTCAAGATCGACCTCCAGACCGGCATTGCCGAGCAGGCGCCCGCTGACACCGCCCGGCAGCGTTTCCGCCAGCCTGCCCATCACCGCCCGGTCCGGCAGCGCGGCCCGCGCCTCAAAACCGGTGTCTTCCGGCGAGGCATGAACGGATGCGCCCGCCCACGGCCTGGCAAAGGCGGCAACCCGCAATTGATCAAGCGGATTTTCAGCACCCGGCCACATCGGCAGATCGCACAGATGAAAACGCGGACGGCCGAACACCGCCACAGTTGCCGTCGCCGCGGAAGCGGGCAATCCCGCCCTGTCCGCATGCCGTACATGCCGGGGCAGGCCTTTTGCCTCGACACGGCGGGTTGCGCCGTCTTCAATGGAGGTGACGAGATAATCCTTGACTGGCATGGAGCCATCCAGCCGGATGCGGCTGCCCACCTTCAAGGCGGCATGCTTCCACGGCAATTCGAATGATACGGTCCGCCGGGCGGCACGGTGTGCCTGCAGCCAGTCCTCCGCCAGGCCTTTGACCTGACCCGCCTCAAGCATGGCCGCAATGGCGAGATTTTCCGTCCCCTTGCCGTCGGCCCTTCCAGCGGATGCCATCGCCACCTGATAATCGAGCATCGGATCGCGATAGGCGATTTCGACCCGGGCGGGCTGCTCCATGATTTCATGCAGCTTTCGCTGCACCGGCCCCCTGTCATCGGGCTCGACGAATTCATCGATCAGTGCGGTTTGTACGGGCATACGCGCCGCGCTTTGAAACACCAGCGTCGCACCGTCTTCGAAGGCGTTGATGCCAAACACCTCAAGCAGCGGCTCAAGGACCGACCGGGCATGTGCGGGCTCTTCGACGATCAAACCGCTGACAAAGCCATCCGCCGCACTCGCATCCACCCCGGCAATGCCGAAATCGGCGAGAACAGCGCCAATCAGCTCATCGAGCGCAACCCCGGAAAGCCTGCCGTTCAGCCAATGCCCCGAGGTCCAGTTGTCGCCGTCGGACCAGAGCTTGCGGTTAAGGGGAAACTCCGGAAACGGCCTTGTATCCCAGGCCCAGACATAGACGCGGCCCGTATTCAGCATGGCGCCGCCATGGCTGCGCCAATGGTCCAGATGGGCACGCAGAAAACGGTTTTGCGCGAGGTCGCTGCGGCCGTGATCGGAAAAATACGGAAACGCCCCCTCGGAGGATTTGGCATCGGGAAAGACATTGGGCTGATTCGGGCCCTTGTCGACCGCCGGACAGCCCAGTTCCGTCAGCCAGATCGACTTACCCATGGGCTGCCACGCCGTGGCGTTGGCGCTCTCGACGCCGCCCTTGCGATTGTAATGCGGGTTTTTCCACCAGGCCTCGATGTCCTTGTAGCGGTAGACCCACGCCTTGCCCGAGCCGTCGGTGATCGGCGTGCGCCGCCGCGCGGTTCGATCCGCATCCGATGCATAATACCAGTCAAAGCCTTCGCCGGCGGCAATCTGGCTTTGCAGCGCCGCTGGATCATAGGGGCCGGAAAAACCGTTGGCGCTCGGGGCGCTGTAGTCCTCGTCGCGCCAATCGCTGAGCGGCATGTAATTGTCGATCCCGACCGCACCGATGGCCGGATGCGCCCACAGCGGATCAAGATGGAAAAAGACGTCGTTCGATCCGTCCTGCGGGTGATGACCGAAATATTCGGTCCAGTCCGCGCCGTAGGTCAAAATGCAGCCACTGCCGAGCACGGTGCGGACATCGTCCGCCAGCGTGCACAGGCCGGACACAAAGGGAAAACTGTCGCCCTCTCCCCTGATACCCGTCAGACCGCACAGCTCCGAGCCGAGCAGAAACGCATCCACACCGCCGGCGCAAACGGCAAGATGGGCCAGATGCAGGATGAAACGCCGATACCCCCAGTCATCGTCCTGACCATGGTAGATCACCGATCCGTCATCGGTTCCGAACGAGCGGATCTCGGCGCCCCCCAGGAAAGCGGCGGCCTCGGCGGCGGCCGCAGCCGTGCCGTTGCTGCTGCCCGGCCGATAGGGCGCGGGGTGACAACTGATGCGGCCGCGCCACGGATAGGCCGCCTGCCGGGGACCGCCATGGGGATCGGGCAATGTGTTATCGGCGGCGATATCAAGCATCAGGAACGGATAGAGCGTCACTTTCAGACTCCGCGCCTTCGCCGCGCGGATCGCCTCGACCACGCTGCGATCCGACGGCGTACCGCCATAGGCGGCACAATCGCCGCTGCGCGACATCAGATGGGCCCCGTCGCGGGCGACATCGCCGGCCCGCCACACCTCGCTTTCGTCATAGCCCTCGCGGTCCATGACGCCCGGCCGGATGCGGCAATGGCCGGCGCGCAGATCGGTGCCGAACCACGGCACGACAATGGCAACGTTTTCCAGGCTTGGACAAAGCGCCTGCAATTCGTCGAGCGAAGCCTGCCAGTCCGTTGCGCCGCGCAGGCAATTGCGGTTCAGGCCGCGCGTTTCGCCGGGTGCGGGCTCGCAGGTGACCAGCGTCGGCGACAGGCCGAATTCGGTAGCCCCGGGAATGAGCGCGACCGCCTTGAGATCGCGGGCAAGTGCACCGACAGCGCGCACCACCTCGAACTGGAATTGCGGTATGCGGTTGCCATGCATCTCAAGCGGAAACCGTTCGAACACCACATAGGCGGTGTTGCGATAGGCCGGCGCGTTGCCGGTTCCCTGTTTCGCCTCGATCAGCGGATCGGGCAATTGCGACGCACCGCCCCTGTGAACGCGCAGGGTCAATGCATTCTGGTCCACTTCCCTGCCGTCGGCCCAGATCCGCCTGACAAGACTGATTTCGCCCTCTGCCAGGGCAATGGCAAAATTGCCGACATAGGAATACTCCGTCACCTTCGGTCCGCCCTTGGCACCGCTCCGGCGCCTGGATTTCACCTCGTCGAAGCGCGTCGCCCAGATCAGGGTGCCGGTCAACCGCACGGAGCCGTAGACTTTCGGCAAGGCGGCCCCTTCCTCGGCGGTCATCGGCTTCATGGCAGCCAGCCGGGGACCCTCGACATGCATTGTGCCGGAGAATGCCCGATCAATCAGATAGGCGCCCAGCGAAGTCACGGCACTGCCGATATAGGCTCCGACTCCTTGAAGAATAAGCGTAGCCATGCCGGGTGGTTCCTATCTGCGGCCGGGAAAGGCGAAGATCGCCGCAATGCGTTTTCGCCATTGCGGCACCAGCGCCGATTCCATGACCCTGTGCCCCTCATAGGCGTGAATGAAGCGCTCCTCGCCCGTCACAATGCCCAGATGCTTGGCTGCCATGCCGTCACGCCAGCGGAAGAGGATGAGATCGCCGGTGTCCGCATCCTGCACGGCCTTTTCAGCCATGTGACGCCTCGCTGCCTGCACAAGCGGATCGCCGCGGCCTGCTTCCGCCCAGTCGGCGGAATAGACGGGAATCGCCTCCGGTTCGCATCCGTAAAGCGTGCGCCAGACGCCGCGCACCAGCCCAAAGCAATCGCAGCCGACCTGGAGCGTGGAGCCGCCATGCCGGTACGGCGTACCAATCCAGCGGCGCGCTTCGGCGGCAACGTCGATTGCGATGGTCATGGCACCAGCACGCCGCCGTCGAAATTGCCCGATCCGTCGGCATAATTATAGGCGGCGTCATTGCCCGGCAGATGCGGAAATCCGCGAAAATTGGCCGTATTGCTGAACTTTGTCTTGCAGGTGCCAAAGCTCTTGTCACAACCCGGCAGCAGCGAAAATGTATCGCCTGCCTGCATGTCCGGAACCGGCGCATCGCGCAGATCCAGCCGGATGTCGTTCCCCGCCATCTCCTGCCCGGTCACCACACTGGTGCGCCCGGCTTTGCCGCCGGAAGTCCAGGTGAGCACGCCATGGCGGAACCAGTTCGCAGCGGCGGCGTGCAGGCCGCTCGCCAGAAAGGCGCGGTCGGATATCACGCCGGAAACGCTGCCCTTCTCGTCATCGCTGCGATAGCCGCAGCGTGCATCGCCGAGCTCCGCATCGCAAAGCCGCGTGATTCGCCGTCCCTTCACCTTGTCGAGGTCGACGGCGCTGCTCTTCAGTTCCGCCACGAACCGGCTGCCGCTGCGGGTAACGGTGCCTATCCTTGCCCGCCGCAAAAGGGCCCGCTGCTGCGGTGCCGCCCAGTTGACAATAAATGTCTCGACAAGGGCATCGTCGAATGCACCGGATTCCACGCCGCTATCGGTAATGCCGAGGGATGACAGGGCACCCTCGACTTCCGCGCCATCAACGGCCAGCCCCAGCGCACTTGTCGCCTCGCTGGCCGTCAGGCCCGTCTGCGGTTCACAGCGCACGCCCTCGATGCTCAGCAGCCGGTCATGGTCGGTGAAACCGAGGGTGACGCCATCCTTTCGACGGATGATCCAGCAAAAGCAATGGGTTGTCACATCACCTGCAAGATGTGATTCAAGCTCGGGAGAAAGGGGGTTCATGCCTTCACCTCAATGATCGGAATGGTCGGGATTTCACCCGCCTTGAACGATTTGACGCTGATGGTCAGCCGGTCCGTATCGAAGCGGACGGGAACGTCAAAGGCAAAGCCGGCGGTCACAGATGTTCCTGCGGGTGGTATGCGGTCTGGCTTGAACACGATTTGGCCTGTCAGCACATCGGCCGTGAAATCGGCCGGCTCCTGCTTTTCAATGCCGCCGACCGCAACGCGCACGGAGCCTGGCACCGGCTTGGAGATAGTGCGCCGATAATCGCCATAGCGTTTCTGCAGCTGGAACGCCGCCTGCTTTCCGTCACCTTGTCCCAACAGCTGATCCGTCGCGGCAATCGGCTTGCCCGCCGCGCAGGACTGATGGTCAAACGGATCGCGGAACCGGAACGCAAGCAGCGAACCGCACCGCGCCTCGAAGAAGCTCAGGACCTCTTCCAGATCGGCCAGCGACCGTAGGCCCGTGCCCGCATCGTAGTGATGGCGCGAGGACGCCCAGCGCGCATTGCGCTGTTCGTGTCCCGAGGTCAGTGCCACGATTTCATTCTTCCATTCCGGGCCGCCCGTTGCGCCAAAGGATACGCCGAGCGGAAACCGGATGTCATGAAAAGGCTGCATCACGTTGTTTCCTATAGGGTGCGCGTGCCGCGACGCACGGCGCGCGCCAGCATGCCGGTCAATTGGGCTTCCGATTTGCGGAAGGAGGCTGCATCGGGCGTATTCACGTGCAGGACCACCTGCACCGGCGAACCGCCTCCATGAGCAGCAATACCCAGCCTGCCATCCGCTCCGCGGGCCAGAGGCATGATGGCCTCCGCACCCGCCTCGCCCATCAGCCCGAGTGATCCGCCCGCACCAAAGTAAGTCGGGCTGGAAACCACACCACCCTTCGCATGCGGTTTTGCCGCGCCCAGCAGGCTTGAAAACATCGACGCGCTCCAATCTTCGAGCGATTTCATACCGGTGGTCAGCGCCATGCCAGCCATGTCCCGCCCCAACTGCCGCAGCACGTCACCGAGGTCGTTGCCGCTCATCACGGCGCTTTTCAACGACCCGGTCAGGACACGGCCGAATTGCTCAGACTGCGCCTTCAGATCGGACAATGCCTTCTCGAAGCCGGATGTATCGGCGTCGATCGCCACCGTCATTTTGTCGTTCATGGCTGTTCCTCGCCCAAAGCCGGTGCATCGGGAAACGCCTGCATCAATTGTTCGAACCGCGGCCGGGAGAAGGCTGCGTGTCCCGGCTGCTCGGCGAAAGCCGCGCAGATTTCCCGTGGCGTCATTGCCCAGAAGTCATGTGTGGAAAGCCGCAGCAGGCCAAAGCCTGCGCCCATGAGGACCGCCCATGGAAAGGCAAGGCCGGAATCTGCTGCGGCATTCAAGGGTTTGCGCCGGATTGCTCCGTTTTTGATTCACCGAAGGTCGCCGCCAGCAGTTCACTGACAATGCGGGCAAAGCCCGTTGCCCCGCCCTCGGCCCGCATCTGCGCCACTTCCTCCGGCGTTATGCTGTTGCCGCCGCCCTTCAGCCCGGCCGCAATGATCTTTGCCGCGTCACAGGCGGAAAGCGTACCGCCGGAAAAGCGCTGCAACAGCATTCCCATGTCGGCCGCCATGAAGGCATCCTCCAATTCGGCCAATGCGCCCAGAGTCAGGCACAGCGTCCATTCGCGCCCGTTCAGGACGGCGCTGATTTCACCGCGATGCCGGTTTGCCATCAGGCCGCCTCGGTGAAACGGATAAGGCCGGCGGATTCCAGAGCGACGTCGAAGGTCACCTCGGCATCGTGCTTGCCGCCATATTCGAGCGCCGTGATCTGGAAAGGTCCCTGCAGCGAACCGAAATCCGGCAGGATGATCTGCCATGTCAGGATATCGCCTGCAAAAAATGCCCGCCGGATCAGCGCGTCCGATTGCGCGTCCTTGAACAGACCCGAACCGCCGATCGACGCGCGTTGGACGCCGCTGCCGCCCAGGAGTTCGCGCCACCGCCCCGCAGCATCGGCGTCGGTCACATCGATGGTTTCGGTGTTGAAGGCGATCCGGTTGGACCGCAGCCCCGCGCAGGTGACGAACTTGCCGCCCGCATCCTGCAGTTTGAGCAGGATATCCTTGCCTCTCTGGGCGCCCATTGTTTGAAGTCCTCCATGCAAAAGGGCACCCGGCGGCTGCCCTGGCTCGTTCGAAGTCTACGGCTGAAACTCTTCTGTCACCGCGCGGTACCGCATGACACCGGCGAAGCTGCCGCGGCTGTCGGCCAGCGCTGTCTGCGTGTATTCGAGGCGGATGCTGACGAGTGTGTGCCCTTCCAGGGGTAGCGGCCCTGACAGCAGGAGCTGCTCGATCCGATCCATGATGGCGAAAACCGTTTTCCGGCCGGCCCGATGTGTCCAGACATGCAGTGTCAGCAAATGCTCGCCGCCGCGTTCGGTAGACGTGCTCCAGTCATAGGTGCTGGCCGTCCCGAAGGTGATGTAGGGAAACTCGGCCTGCTGCGGCACATGATCGAAAACCCGCCGGTTCACCCATTCATTGAGACCCGTATCCGCCTTGAGTACCTGCAACAGTGCCTTTTGCAGTTGAAGCCCGGCGCTGGTCATCGCACAGGCTTTCGTTTGTCCGGCGCGTCCTGTTCATGCCCGGCCGGCCTTGACGCGTCCGTCACCTCTTCGCGCAGCTCAATCGCGCGCCAGCGCAGTGTCCGGATAAGGTCCGCAACCGTTATTTGCAGGCTCAGTTTCATAGCCCCTCCTCCCATGCCCGGCAGACGAGATATCGCCCGGTTTCATCGGGATCATGAATTGTCACCAGCCGGAAAATGCGGGCTCCCTTGCGCAGGCGCATGCCGCTTTTCAGATCGCCCCGTCCCCGCAGCGTGATGCGATGCGTGATTTCGGCCAGGCTCTGCCCGCCGTAAAACGCGGTGCCGGCGCCCGCCGGCTCGATATGCGCCCAGACGGTGGCTATTTCCTGCCATTGTTCGACGCTGCCGTTCACGGCATCATCGGCAAGAACCGCCCGTTCCAGCTGCAGTTCATGCGCCAGTTTGCCGGGATCAATGAACAGGGTCGGCATCAGAGCGAGACCCTTCGCCAGAGATTGACAACACGCTCGAATGCCGGCGTCAGGGAGGCGGGATGCTCGGCCGGGCCATGGGTCCCGCGAAACTCATACCAGTGGGCAACCAGGGTCATCAGTGCGTGTTTGAGCGCATCCGGCACATCCACCCCGGTTTCGCCGAACCCGGCAATGACATCGATCTCCAATCCGCCCAGCCCATGGGCCGGGGATTGCAGGTGCAGCCGTGCAGGACGGGTTGCGACCTCCAGATGCATCGCCGCTGCCGGAAGAACGACCGGCACCCCGTCAGGCTCGTAGGCCGTGACGGCAGCGACGGACTGCACGGGATAGCGATCGATTCTTATCAGGCCGTCATTCGGCCAGCGGTCGATGTAAAACCGCAACTGCTGTTTGATCAGCACCAGTCCGGTCAGGGTCTCCAGTGTTTCGCGTGCCGCCTTCAGCAGCCCGGAAAGCAGTGCATCTTCGCCGGTTCCGCTCAGCCGCAGGAACTGACGCAGATCCGCCAGAGCCACCGGCTCCACAGCCGGCGGCCTTACCACAGTGATGGTCATGGACATTCCTGCATTGGTTGAGAGGAGTTCGGCTGCATGCGTGTCGTGCAGCCAATTCTTGTTTGACTACGCCGCGAACTTCAGCAGCTTGATCGCATCAAAATCCTGCACGCCGCCGCCCACGCGCTTGGTCGTGTAGAACAACACGTAGGGTTTGGCGGAATAGGGATCGCGCAGGACCCGCACCCCGGTGCGATCCACCACCAGATAACCCCGGGCGAAATCGCCGAAGGCAATGGCAGCGCCGCCGGTTGTCATCGGTGGCATCGCTTCTGCTTCGGTCAGCCGGAAGCCCAGCAGCGAGGCCTGCTGGCCGGGTGCTGCGGGCGGCGTCCAGAGATAGTTGCCGTCATTGTCCTTGAGCTTGCGCACGGCTGCCTGCGTCTTGCGGTTCATCACCCAGCTGGCATTCTGCCGGTATCCGGCCTTCAGCGTGTAAACCGTATCAAACAGGATGTCCGAGGCGTTCGAGGCCGCAAACCCGCCGGCAATGCCGGTCGAAACACTGCCCAGCTTGCCCCAGCTCCAGATCGCATCGGCAATGCTGTCATAGGTCAGGAACCCCTTGGGCTGGCTCGTGCCGTTGCCGTTGATGAAGGCCTGGCCCTCCTGTTCGGCGAAAGCGGTCTCGACCTCGGAGGATATCCACTGTTCCACATCGACGGCCGCGTCATCGAGCAGCGACGAAGAGGCGGCGGGCATGGCGTAAAGCTCCATGGTGGGAAATTGCAGTTCCGCCAGTTTGGAAGCTTCCGTCTGCGGGCGGGCATCGGTTTCCCCGACCCAGCCCACGGCCGGTCCCTTCACCGCAAACGGCTTCTTCAGCACGGAGCCGGATACCTGCCGCACCGTCGCGAGGGCACGGATGGGCGAGAGCGCGGCCAGCCGCGTGCCGATATCGCGCTCCAGTTCCGGCGGCACGAGATAGCCGCCATCGGGCGCGGAGCCGATGGAAAGGGCCTTGGCTTCGATGGTGCGCACGCCGTGCTCGTCGCCGCGCCGGATATAACTGTCGAAGGCGGTCTTGTGCTCCAGCGACAGCAACGGGCTCATCCCCGTTTCCAGGACGGGCCGCGCCTTTTTCAGCAGCATATGGTCGATCATGCGCTTCTGTTCATCCAGCGCGTGATTGATGCGTTCGACCTTTTCATCGGTCAGAACATCGGCGCTGGCACGTTTTTCAATCTGCCTGATCCGGTCGTCATTGTTCTGGCGGAACTCATCGAAAGCCTGCATGAAATCATTGAATGCTTCGGCTACATTCTGTGTGCCCGCGCTCTTGGCTTCGGGTGCCGGAGTGGAAAATTGTTCGGTCATTTCAAATCCTTTGTGTGTGAAATGGAGAGAATGATTCAAGCGCGGAGCCGCCGGGCGGCCGCCCGCAGGGTTGCCGCCAGCGCCGCATGAACGTCTGCCGGCTGCGCCTTGACCTGCCCGACCCGGGCCGAGGGCAGCATCGGAAATGTCACCACGGAAATTTCCCAGAGGTCCGCCTCGAGAATACGCCGGTTGCCGAGGCCATCCGTCTTGGCCTTGACGGTGCGAAAACCGATGGACAGCCCATCGATTGCCCCGGAACGCATCAGTTCCAGCACGTCTCGCCCACGGGTAACACCGGTCGTCAAACGGCCCTCGACATAGAGCCCGCGCCTGTCCTCGGCGATCCGGGTCCAGACGCCGATGGGCTCATTGGGATCGTGCTGCCAGAGCATGCGAATGCCTGCGGCACTCCGCTTGCGAATGGACGCGGCAAAGGCGCCCGGAGCGATGACATCCTTGCCGAGGTCGACCTCGCCGAACAGGCTGGCATAGCCGGAAAAACTGCCGTCGAGCTCAACCCGTTCGATGGCCACTCCGGCGAACTTTTTCTCAATTCTCTTATTTCTCAGCATTGGCGATATCCCTTTTGCTGGAAGGACTTGGATGATCCTGCGGAGGTTTTGATTCACCGATGCGCGCCGTCAGACGGGAAAAAATGCCAAGGGCGGTCCAGGCCGCAAGACTGGCAGCCGCAGCGCCCATCAGCATCAGTTCGCCATCGCCGAGCTGGCCGCGAATGTCGAGTTCGGATGCAATTTTCACACCGGCCAGCCCGCCAAAAGCCAGGCCGCAGACAATGCCAACGATAAAGCGGATGGCTGCCTCGCTCTTGTCCCTCGGCAGCATATAGGCAAGCGAGACAGCGGAGCCTGCAACGGCACCGGCTGCCTTTGCCGCCAGAATCCAGGCGGCATCGGACCAGTTTGTCATGATCATTCTCCGGAAAATTCGTGCGGCCTGCGGGCATATCCCACGGCCTCTCTCTTCTCGTCATCACTGAGGAACGGCGCTGCCGACACGCGCTGCCACAGCGCATCCCGTTCCATCGACAATCCGTCGATGCGATCGAAATCCGGCTCCAGCCGCAACCCGGTGCCATAAACCGGACCCAGCCAGTTGCCGATGGCCTTGGCGGTGCGGGTGATCAGCGGAATCACCGTCAGGCGATAGAAGGCGCGATTGGCTTCGGCATAATTGGCATAGGTGTTGTCGCCGGGGATACCGAGCAGCATGGGCGGAACACCAAACGCCAGTGCAATATCGCGGCTGGCGGCATTCTTGCCGGCGATGAAGTCCATGTCGCGTGGTGACAGGCTCATGGATTTCCAGTCAAGCCCGCCTTCCAGCAGCAGCGGCCGCCCTGCCTTGGCCGCGCCGGTGTACCCCTCTTCCAGTTCGGTCTTCAGCCGCTCGAACTGGGCTTCGGTCAGCCGTGCCGTATCGGCAGGCGCATAGACGAGCGCGCCGGATGGCCGTGCCGAATTATCGAGCAGCGCCTTGTTCCAGACGCCGGACGCATTGTGAGTGTCGAGGGCCATCAAAGCCGCTTCGAGCGGTGCAAATCCGTAGTGGTCATCCAGCGGATGAAACAGTTTCAGATGCAGCGCCTGCCCGTCATCGAGCGGGATGGTGCGCTTGCTCGCGCCAACGCCATAGCAGAGCGCCAGCGGCCATCCGTTGTCACCCGTGACCACGCGTATCCGGTCCGGTCGCAGAAGGTGCAGTTCGCTAGCACCGTTGCCGTTGCTGACCCTTTCCACATAGGCGTTGCCGGACAAAAGGAGATGACCGTAAAGCGTTTCGAACAGGCTGGCCCCGTCGGCGCCACGATGCGGATTTGACAAGAGGTCAAGCAGTGGATGCTGCGTGTGTTCCGTCCGTCCTTCATAGAGCAGCCAGGGCGTAGCGGCAGCGGCTTCCGCCAGCAGACGCACACAGCGGTAGACAACGGGATTGCGCATGAATCCCTGCCGGGACAGTCCGGTGTATCCGCCCTGCGACCAGCGCGCTTCACGGTCGAACTGCAGGGCGACAAACCCCTGTGCTGCCTTGGTCTGCAGAGGCGGGTTTTCGTTCGCGGCGCGACGGCGCCACGGCCAATGACGTGCCATGGGACATGTTCTCTTTGTTGGGTAAGACGGATCAGGTCGCCGGGACAACCGCACGCCGCATATCGCGCCGTCGATTCAACCCTGCATTCGTTGAAGCTTCTGCAAAATCCGGCGATGTTTCGAACCGGAACAGGTTTTGAGAGCGAAGCAGCACGCACCGAGCAAGCCGGTGTATCGGGAAGACGGGCCTCCCGACCACAGCATTGGCCTTGCTCTCAAACTTGGAGGTGGATGTGTGGTATCTGCCACTTAGCATCACCTTGGAAATGAAAAGGACCCGGACCAGCTGGCAACTGACAATCCGGATCCAATTCATCTTCTAAGAAAAGGGGCGCGGGCGAAAGCTCGCGTCCCACTCCAAGACAAGACAATACAATAATTCCGCGACCTTTCCAAGCAACCCAGAGTGGCTGGGCGCTCATCATAGGAATGGTTTTTCACTCTCATAACAACCGCACGCCGCATCTCGCACCGGCGATTCAACCCTGCATTCGTTGAAGCTCCTGCAAAATCCGGCAATGTTTCGAACCGGAACGAGTTTTGAGAGCGAAGCAGCACGCACCGAGCCAGCCGGTGTATCGGGAAGATGGGCCTCCCGACCACAGCATTGGCCTTGCTCTCAAACTTGGAGGTGAACGATGTGGTATCTACCACTTAGCATCACCCTGGAAATGAAAAGGACCCGGACGTGCTTGCAACTAACGATCCGGATCCAATTCATTCACTAGGAAATGGGGGACGGGCGAAAGCTCGTTCCCTACTCCAAGACCATACAATAACTTTTCCATCTTTCCAAGCAACCCGGGGTTTAGCCAACCACGCGAATACGCGGGATGACCTCTCTCTTCAGCATCAGCTCGCTCAAAGCCCAGACCAGCGCGTCGACGCGATCCGGCGAGCGGCCATTCGACAAGCCCGCATGGGTGAAATCGCACATCTCGTCCTCCAGCGCGGCAAACCGGCCCGCATGCCGGACCCTGCCCTGTTCGTACAGGGCGGCAATGGGCTCGGCACGCAGTACCTTGCCCCGATTGGCCCGCACGCCGCGCACCGGCACCCTATCGTCCTGCGCGGCAATCACCGCAGCCACCATATCGCCGCCCTGATTGACTTCCGCAATGATCAGGTCGGCCTCCAGCCGGTGAAACAGTGCAACCGCGCGCCGTGCCCATTGGATGGGCTTGGCCGGTGCAAAACTCTCATCCGCGAGCACCCAGCCCGTCCCCGCCGCATCAAGTCCGGCAGCAACAATGCCGCAGGCATCGGATTTTCGCGTGGCGCTGGCCGGGGGATCAATGGCGACGACGATCCTCTGCATCTCGGGCACATCATCGCTGTAAATCTCATCCAGCATCGACCGGGACCACAGGGCATCGCGCCGCTCCTCGATCAGCTCGCCGTCAAGTTCCTGCCGCCCCAGACGAGTTCCGCCATAAAGCCTGTTCACATGTGTCAGAAAGCTTTGGGCAAGATTGGCTTCGTTCTCCGCCGTTCGCATGCGGTTCACCAGAACAGCATCATCATTCATCAATGTCTTGAGCAGGGCGATGGGTTTCGGCGTGGTTGTCACCACCTGCTTGGGATTTTCCCCGAGGCGCAAACCGAATTGCAGCATGTCCCAGGTTTCCTGTGCGTGTTTCCACTTTGCCAGTTCGTCGCCCCAGGCGGCATCGAATTGCGGCCCGCGAAGGCTGTCGGGATCCTCCGACGAGAACATTGCCGCCGTCGCGCCATTGGCCCAGACGAGCCGCCGGCGCGTCATCTCGAAACGCGGCCGCTCGGCCCGCGATACCGCCATGATCCCGGACGGGCCGTCGACCATGACCTCGCGCACATCGGCAAGCGTTTCGCCCACCAGCGCGATGCTGAGGGATGGCCGCAGCCGGAAGGGCGGAAAGCCCTGCACGATGCTGTTGACCCACTCCGCCCCGGCGCGGGTCTTGCCGGAACCGCGCCCGCCAAGGATCAGCCATGTCCGCCAATCCCTATGCGGCGGTTGCTGGTTCGCCCGCCCCTGGAACACCCATTCGTTGATCAGGGACTGCAT